ACTCTAAGCCTAGATTTGAGACTATTTCTAAAATACTTCGCGCCTTTGATATGAATTTAAGCGTTTCTGCTTAAATATTGAGGCTTCGAATTTGAAGCTTAAAGGGATTTAGTGCATTTCGATTTGGATCACTTCGTCGGGATCAGTGTGTAAATTCCCTGAAATCTTGCATAGTTTTAAATTTCTTTCTACCATAAAGCAGTTGTTGTTTTCTTTAGATAGGATTTGAAATTCTATTGTTTCTACCCCTTTAAATATCTCTTTTACCATTTTGCCTTGTATGGATTTAGCAGCATCGTTTAGTCCTATTTTTTCATAATAGCTATCGTCTTTTTCTACTTTTACTACTCCGCTGTTATTTGTACTCCATATCATATCGGTTGGGATTTCTTTGTTTTTCTCTACTTTGTAAATTTTACCGCTTTTATCGAATCTCATTCTTATTTTATCGTATCTGCCAAAAATGAAATTTACGCAGCATTGAGTTTCTATCGCTTCCCACGTGCCGATTAAATTTATATTTTTGCCAAACTGATATTGCTTGTTGCTCGGCGATACGTTTATTTCTACGTTTTCTTTGGCTTGTAGACTGGCGAAAGTTAATATTGCTGCTATTATTAGTTTATTCATTTTTTTCTTTCCTAAATAGTTTTAATCGAACATAGGTATTATTATATATTCTACCTCTGCTTGATTTTCCTTAACGTATAGCTCAACGGCTTTTTTAGTTTCCTCATTGGAAGTTATAAAAATTTTCCTTATTTTTCTATTTCTTAAGAATGTAGCGTTTTTATTTATGTATACGTGGCAGTCTCCTATAAAGGCTCTTATGTCTTTTTGTTCTATCGGGTATTTCCAGTTTTTACATTGTATTAGTATCGTTTCTTTGTCTTTGTGGCATATTACGTCGATTCCATCATCTTTTTTGCCATTGTTTAATCCATTCATATAAATTTTATAACCCTCGTTTCTAAAATATTTTGCTATATAAAGTTCATATTCTTTACCTTTTTGCAATTTGCTATGATACGTTTTCCGCGGGCTATTTTCTACTTTGATTTTTTCATAGGCTTCAAAAATGTCTCTTTGCTGCTCTCGGCTTTTGTCTTTCTCGCTATCGTAACATGTATCTTTTGGTATTAAGTCTTTTATAAATCCTATGGTATTTATTGTTTTTGACCCCGCCTTTCTTTTTGTTTTTCCCTTGCTTCTTAAGCTCTCTTTTAGCAAAAATACTATCACAAATAAAACTATAAATATTGTTTCATTCATTTGCTAGTTCTTTTTCTAACACTTTGATTTTTATTTTTGCTAGGAAATATTCTTGTTCTTGCTCTGAAAGTTTTAGAAAATATTTTTTTAATTCATCGGATTTTGAAGTTTTTTCATTCTCCTTGTAAAAATTTTCAATTATAAAATTATATAGTTTGGGTCGTTTTTTTTCCCAATTATATAGTGTTCTTAGCTCTATTTCTAGGGCGTTTGCAATTTCTTTTTTATCAATCATCTTGAAAATACTTCAATATTTAATTAAAATTTAAGCATTATTTTGAAATAATTTCATTGCAAGTTAAAGAATTTCAATTTATGCTTTTGTTTATTATAGCAAAAACGTTTCTTGAAATTCAAATTTCTCGTACTATGCCGCGACAGAGTAAAGATGTCTAGGGTCGAAGTTAGGCGGGAGTTCCACCCGAGCAAGTGGTTAAACTACTCGGGGCGGTTTGTGAAATAACTCTTCCTTCCGCCCTTCAAGGTTTAATCGAGTTAGGCTCAATCAAATACAAAGGAAGAGTTATGGACTACATTCTACAAGATTTCAAGGTTTCTTACGAAATTTCAAGCGCTATCGCAAAAAGTGGTGCTAAAGGCGAGATGAACGGGCGAGCTTACTCAAGCTCCGTAAAAATTACCGCTCGTAATCGATACGAGGAGGAAAACTCCGTAACGAATTGCGTCGATCTCAAGGAACAAGAGCTTATCGTTAGAATTCTTTGCAAAGATGATTTAACGGCTGGGGGTCTTACTACAAAATTTAATCAGTTTTTCAAAAACAAGGGTGTTTTAAAATTTAATGCCGGGCTTCCGTCTTTTAACAATGGCGCATATACGCTTACTACTGATGAAGACGATGCCTATTGGATAAATTTCTTAAACAACGTTTCTCCTAAGAAATAACAAGCTTTACAAAGCCGATCCGTGTGGTCGGCTTGATAAAGTCTGCGCGTAGGCTTAAATTTTAAAAGGAGTTTGATATGCCTAAGTTGGAAAAACTTTCTGCTTTCAAATCTAAAGTTGTTGTTGCCGCTGGTGTTCTTGGTTTTAGTGCCGTGAGTGCTATGGCTGATGTAACTATTGGCGCTGATGGTGCTGTATCTGGTTCTTTAGATAAAGGAACTTTTATGGGCATTGCTGGTGTTGTAGTTACACTTTTGGGCATTATTTTTGGCGTTAAAAAAGGTCTTGGTCTTTTGCGTTAAGCTCTTTCCCTCTGCCTTTTGGCAGAGGGATAAATTTCAAGGTTTTATTATGTATGACTTTATCGATTTAACTAAGCTTACGATTTTTGTTAATAGTTTTGTAGCTGTCGTTATTGTCTTTTTCGCTGCTATTAAGCAGGTAACCGTTGCTTTGGATATTTTTAAGAATATGGACTAAATATGTATAAGCTTGATATATCTTTGGAGCAATACAATTTTTTAATGGGCTTGAGTGGTATTTTGTGTGCTTTTTTGCTTTGCTTATTCGTTTTTTTAGTTTTGAGTAAGCTTTAATTTACGTTTAAAGTTTTCTCAAATTTAAAGATTAACGCGCGCCTCTTTTTATTTAGCTCGCTAAATAAAAAGTAGTGGCGCAATGCGTTAATCCCACGCCTCCAAGGCGTGTGTCGCGAAGCGTGGAAAGGAAGGGTTATGCAAATAGGCGTTTTTACTGTAACTGGCGTTTTGTCGTTTGATTATTTTTTCTCAATCATAGTTTGGTTTTTGCTTATATGCTTACCTATATGCGCTGGGCTTATACTTTTTTCCAGGAAGATTTTATAAGGAAGAGTAAAAATGTTTGGAAAACTAAAATTTATCCTCCCAACTCTAATATGCTTGTTTACCCTTTCTTTTGCCGTCCAAGTTCCCCTTTCGTCTGATTCTTACGATTATCGCTTCAGAATTTCCGCTGCTGGCGATATGTGGCTTTATGATGGCATAGTTGATGGTATATCCGAACATTGTCAATATACTCGGATTGAGAATAATGCTTATGCACAACCTAATTTTAATGAGTCTGCTTTTAAAAAGGATTCCTTTTATGCCCAATCAGATCCAACCTCTAAATCTCCTAATGGTTATTTTTCTAATCCTGCTACTTTATATAAATTTCTAGGTTCTGAAACTTATGAGGGTAGTGTATCTTTCAAACATGAAACCTATTCGTGGGCTAAAAAGCCTAATTCTATTCAAAAGATTTGCGTTCAATGTAATACTAAAGCAGGTGAATATTTCGACTCTACTACCGGTTTATGTGTCAATAAATGTGAGGATATTACCAATCGACGCGATCGCTTTAATTGTATTTGCAAGCGTGCAGGAAAGCTTGGTTTTGATAGTGTTGCCGATCATGTTGTAGGCGATAATTCCGCAGTTTGTTCGTATACTTGCACTACAACTAAAGATGATCCCGAGGCTAGTGTTGGTGGCGATGGAAATTTTTATAATGTGAGTTATAAAATTCACGATACCGATCCAAATGCTAGCGGCGTCTGCTTCACAGATGACAGCTATAGTCATGGCACCAATCCCGATAAACCTGATAAACCCGATAAACCTGACAAGCCCGATAAGCCAGATAAACCAAATCCCGATAAGCCTGATAAACCCGATCCCGATAAACCTAATCAAGGTGGTGGAGGACATCCGGGCGGTGGTAGTAATCCGGGCAATAATAATAGTACAAAGCCGGGTAATAATAATGGCACTAAGCCGGGTAAGGATGACAATCAGGGTAAATTTGACCCCAAAGATTTTGATGATGGCGGTTTAGATAAAGCTCGCGAGGGGTTATATGATAGTATTAAAAATCACTTGGAAAACGGCATATCAAAATTTGACGGCGTTAGAGATGGTATAGATCAGTTTATAAACAATGTTAAAGGCAAAGGCTTCTCAAAGGTTCAATCTGAAATTAAGCGCTCTTGCCCTATTAAAAAGGAAATTCAGCTTCCTGATGGTAAAGCTAGGGAACTGGTAGTTGATTATTGTGATGCCGTCGCTCCTGCTTCTGAAATTTCATATTATGTTTTTTACGTCGGTTTTCTTGTAGGAGCCTTTTTGCTATTTTTGAAACTTCTTGTAATTTCGCTTGCGGGGGTTTGATATGCCAGCTTTTATAATATCTGCTTTAGCTTGGATTTTTAGAAAGCTTTCTTTTGGAAAACTTGCGGAATTTGTTCTTAAAAAAGTTGTTTTTAGCAAATTCGTTCTTATCGAGATTGCAATGTTCTCTCTTATGGTAATATATTTCGGCGCTTTGCTTGCTATTGCCGTATTTTTATTCGGTCAGCTGGGTGATATTTATGGCTCTATAAAAAATCTTACTAATCCTACTAGTCCGAATGAAGTAACTTCTACCGGTCTTGCTGTTTTAGCATCTCTTGGCGTTTTCAAGGCTTTTTGGGACGTCTTTAATCTTTATGCTCCTATTTTTATATCTTTATTTTTGATGATTGGCACCGGGATAGGTATAAAACTTCTTAAAAAGCTTCGAGACTCTATAAGCCATGTAGTTGGTTTTATAAAATAATTTGTGGGATATTTAAATGATAACTTATATCGTTGGCAATCCTGGTAGTGGTAAAACATATTACGCAGTTTTTAAAATTTATCAGCTTTTTATTTTTAAGCCAAAGGATACTTTCCTATCAAAGGTTATTAAGCCCGAGAAGCAGAAAGAATATTCATATTGCTATACCAATATCAACGGCTTTAAATTTGATCTAGATGATAAATTTATAAAATTCGACTATGAAAAGTTTTACTCTGATCTTGAAGTTTTATATCTGCTTTATATGGATAAGGTGGGCGATGACGTTCTAAACGAAAAAGCCAAAGAGTTAAATTTACACAATGTCCTAATAATCCTCGATGAGGCTCATAATTTCCTAAAAGCAAAAGAGGATAACATTTTAGTTTGGTGGCTTACCTATCATCGCCATTTATACCAGGATATTATGCTTATTACACAGGATTTATCGCTTATAAGTAACGAGTATAAGCGTATAGCCGAGCATTTTGTAAAAGCCGTGGATAGCTCCAAGCGTCTATTTAAGAATAAATTTAGATATATGCTTTACGGCTCTTACAAGATGTATCAAAAGGACGTTATGCAAAAATTTCACGTTCCGTATATGAAAGAGGTTTTTAATCTCTATCACTCGGGGCAAAACGCTTCTCAAAAATCTTTTGTTCGTAAATTTCTTTATATATCGTTATTTTTGTTTATCACGCTATCTATATATTTTTATTTCTTTGTGAAAAGTTTCAATTCTGATGAATCCGCTAATTCCTCCGCTCTTGCCCCCGATACCCAATCCAATCAACCTATCGAAACCGCAAGCGGTAACAGCACTAAAGCTTTATTTAATGCTTCCGTTCCAAATTCTAATGAACCTCCTATCGGCTATATATATCAAATTCATTGTTTCTATGATCGCTGCTCCATTCAAAACGGCACTTACGATCATTTCGATCAGAGATACTTAAATTTTATCTTTTTGCGCTCCCCGCCCAAATTTAATGTGCGCTCGTTTAAAGGTAAAGGTATTACGTATTTCTTTGTTGGCTTTGATAAGCCCGTTTTCGATAACTTAAAAAAGGAAGAGTTAAATGAAAAAAGTTCTTTTTCTAGTGCTATTTATTCTAAGTAGCGCCTTGTCTGAAGAGATTAAGCTAAATTTGCTTGATTTCGCCAACGTTGCTAGCCATAATTCAAAAATCGATATTCTAATCAGCGATGAGATAGATCCGAATAGCTTTTATTTCTACACGGCTAAGAATTCAGACGTAACGATAAAGCATTTTCGCAAAGCCATAGAGAGTAAAGGCTTAAAACTTATACTTACCGACGGCTTTTATTACGTTTTTAAGAAGAATAAGGACTATGGCGATGCTAATGGCAGCATTAGTTCCGAGCGCAGGCTAAGGTATCTTACCCTTGCTAATAACTCTTACGACGACGCGGATAAGATAGTAAGCAAGATGACCGATCAAAACTCAAGCTATATCCGCTCTACAAACTCCGTAGTCTTTAAAGCAAACGATGACGAATACAGCGATATTATCGATTTTGTTCAAAGAAGCGATAAGAAGCTTGAACAGGTAAATTTCAAGCTTACCATACTTGAGACCAATACGAATGATTACAAGGATATAGGCTCGCATCTAAATTCTTTAGGCGACGTCGTGACCCGATCCGATCTAAACTATTTCATAAATCTTATCACTATGCCTTATAGTGCTGAAACGAATGTCGTAACTACAAAAAAATGGGGCTTTTACGGAGTTCTTAGCCTGCTTCAGCAAAACGGCGTAACGACTATCAAACAAAGCCCGTTTCTTGTCGCAAAAAGCGGCGCCGAGGTATATTTCTCCTCCGTTGAAAATGTGCCTTATCTCACCAACACCAGCACCTATACGCAAAACGGCACCGCCACTCAAAACAGCTATGAGTATAAAGACGTTGGCCTAAAGATTAAAATTCGCCCGGTTGTGCTTCAGAATTCAAACGTTGATTTCAGCCTTGATTTAGTCGTTGAAGACCTACTCGATTCACAAAACACCCTCACGCCGCGCACGAGTAAAAAGGAGCTCAAATCAAATTATAGCCTTAAGCGGGGCGAGCTTTTGGTTTTAAGCGGCATTAACAAAGACGTTGCCTATTCAAAACGCAACGGCGTGCCGCTACTCAAAGATATACCTATTTTAAAATACCTCTTTTCTATCGAGCAGAATTATAAAAGCACCAGTATTATAACTCTTACGATAGAGGTAAATTAAGATGTGTGTAGAGATATACGGCTCATTATGCAAGGGACAACCGAAGAGCAAAAGCGAGCTAAGCGCCAGCGCAGCGAGCTTTTGCTCTTTCCCTTGTCAATTTAATAAAAAACTGTTACAGTTAAACAAAGCTTAAAATGTTCGGTTTAAATGAGGCTGATTTTTCAGCCGTAAAGCTTAAAATTTACAGACAACGAAAGTTTTTGCAAGATTATAAATTCGTAAATTCTTTCGGTGAAGAAAAAAGCCTGCTTTCGGTCTCAAAGTCTGCAAATTTTTCAAGCACCTATTACGCCGAGGTGGCTAATCGGACAAATACCATACACATGCTTTCAATCAAGCACGAGTTGGTGCCCGTGTTTCTAACCATTACCTTAAACGGCTGCTTCCGTAAGGCGCTAGTGGGAAATTTTGCCACATTCACTACAAAAGACATTAAATCGCTTCCGATCGAGCAGAAGCAGAAGCTTAACGAGGGCGTGCCCTTTACTATTAAGGATTTAGCCAATGTGCTAAATTATAATTTTCATAAATTTACTATGCGGTTCAGGCATATTTACAAAGGCGAGGTATTTCAGTATATCCGCACCTTTGAGCCGCATAAGAAGGACGGCGTGCCGCATATCCACGCTTTGATATATGCCCCGAAGCATACTATCCCTTATTTATTGAAAATTTACAAAGACGTATTCTATGCCCCGCAAAACCTAAGAAACGAGCGTTTGACCGCGGCTCAGATAGCAAATGGCGAGATAAATGGGTTTCAGACCTCTATAAACAACGCCACTGGCTACGTGATGAAGTATATTACAAAGACCTTTATAAATTTCAACGAAACTGACGATATTAACGAGGTTCAAGCGTGGTTTATAAAGCATAAAATTCGCAGGTTTTTATCCTCGCAAAACCCAATCCCGCTTTGGGTATATCGCAAGATAAATTTCATTAAAAGCCTGCGTGATCTAGGTAACCTCAATATTCTAAAAGACTTCGATAATACGCTTATAGAGTGGGATTATAAGAGCCAAAGTATCTTTATGTCTATCCCATATACTTCCGAGGAGCTAATCTACGAGGACGGACACCTGC